AGCCGCGTTTGCACAACCGGGGTGGTCGAGCATCCGGCGCAGATCAGCACCAGGAGCAGCAAAAGCGCAGCTCTCATCGGGTTCACGCTCCAGCAGTTCGCGGTACCGGCGCCGCCAGTCGGCAGCGGCGGTGGTGTTTGCGGCAAGCTTTGCAGCCAGTTCGTCAGCAGCGCGTTGCCGCTGGGCCAGCTCAGTGGTCAGGGTGGCGATGTCGCCGGCCAGCTGCTCGTTGGCTGCCATGGCAACATCGCGATCGCTCTCTGCCCGTTGCTGCTGCAGCTCGGCAAAATCAACGCGGGCCGACATTGCCCACACCGCAAGGCCAAGGCCGGCCACTGACAGCAGCAGCACGCCGATAATTTGCGGGGCAAGGCGGCTAAACATCGCCCCACCGAACGGCGGGGCCTGACCGCACATCAACATGCACCCATGACGGATAGCGCCCGAGGCCGAGCTCGCCGGGGTGGCGATGGATCAGGAAGTCGTAAACGGTGGCGGGTGAAACGCCTGAAACTTTAATATCAGCGGCCATCCCATACAGGTGCTGGCTGCGCGGTGATCCGCCAACCTTGGCGTTGTGCGCCTTGCACCGGCAGCCACTGGTGACGGTAACCGGCTGGCCGAAATGGTCGCGAACCTCTTGCAGCACCTCGACCAGCATGGCCGACACGGCATCAAAGCCGCAGCCGCAGCGGCAGGCAAACTCAGCCCGGCTGAATGACCGCGACAGATCGCCCATGATCAGCCCCTATCCGCCCGGTTGCCGAGCCAGCGCATGGCCAGCTCGCGCATCTGCTCAACGCCAATAAAGCCGATGGTGCCGCCGATCATCACTGACACGGTGGGCGGCCATCCGAACACATCGATCATGCTTGTAGCGCTCAGCGACAGTGCGCCACAGATCAGCGCCTCCAGCAGTATGCGGATCGGCTTGCGCTCTTTGCGGTCGTAGACGATCCGCAGCAGGGCAATTACAGCGGCCATGACAGCCCCTTGGATAGCGGGCGGAACGCTGAAGATCAGCGACCACAGTCCGGGATCTTTCTCGGGCATCTTCATGGCTTCCGGGTATAAAAAAGCCCGCTGGCAGCGGGCAATGGTTGACGACGTCCGGGGAAACGAAAAAGCCCAGCGCGGGGCTGGGCTTTGATTGGCGACACTTTGGCCACCATACGGGATTTAGGCTAGTTCTTTGCGCACAAAGAGTCAACATGTAGTGGTTAGGCCGCTCGCGACCCACAAAATAGGACGTGCGCGACCACCGCAACGGCGTGCCGATGCTCCAGCTCAATCACCCGGCGATCGATCTTGTTCTCTCGCGCAAACCGGTACAGAGGCACCTGGAACACATAGCGGGCGATGGCAACCGACCGGGCTACCGGGAACGGCTCAGCCAGCAGCCGCAGGGCATCATCAACGCGCTGGGCTGCATCAGGGTCAATACTGGCCACCCGGCGATGCTCGGGGATGGAGTCGCCGCTGTTAACGAGGAACCGCGCAAAAGCGGCTTGGCGTGGCCAATCCATAGCCAGCCGCTCAGTGCTTACCCACGCACCCCAGTTATGGAGCTGATCGATAGCCGCGGAGATAACATCTGACTGCATTGCTGGCCTCCGTTGATCTTGTTTTATCGGGTCATCGTCGCGTGGGCAGCCTCAGCCGCGAGGGCTGAATAGGCCGCCTTGTCGTCGTAGTCGTCTTGCCGGTAGCTGCCGCCGTAGGCCCTGGCCATTTTCAGCAGCTCCATGAAATGCCAGCCGTCGACCTCGGTCAGCTGGTGGCCGGTGATCGCGTTGAATGCCTGAACCGTGGCCAGCATCGACCGCTCACCGCCAGCCTTGTCCCGTTCCTCGCCGCGCTGATCAATCAGTGCCGCTGCCTCTCTCAATACCTGCCCAGCGCTACGCATTGCACATCACCCGCAAGATCGCCTGAATGTCATCGATGCGGCGCGAAGTCAGCACCAGCTCGCCAGGCTCCATCACGTAGGTTGGGATCTCCTTGGCGGAGATCACCGGCGCCACGTTCACAAACACCCCGGCCCTCGCCAGCGGCGCCCAACAGATGGCCAGATGCTCGATCTGGCTGTCATCACCCCACAGCCCGGCATGCGTCAGCGCATCGAGGATCGCCTTGGGCAAGTTATCCAGATCGCGGCGGCGGGCATCCGGCCGGCGGGCGCGAATGGTCACCGCCAGCGGGCCATTGCCAACCCTTGGCAACTTGCCGAACTGCTGCAGCAAGCGCTGAACCACTTGGCCTCGGTACCGGCGAGCGGCCGCGCTCAGCAGGGTCTTGCGGCCAACCCGGCGCCAGATGGCATTCACCGATGGCGGGAACGGGAGCTCAAAACCGTACCCGATCGGTGGCTGTGGACACTCCTCAGCAATAAATGGGGCAACGCCGGTTAACGCTTTGGTTTTGCTTCGCTTTATCGTCATGCTGCGCGCTCTCCGTCTAATGCCTGTCTAATGGCCAGCGAAGCCGGTAAGCGATAGCCGATGCGCTCCAGCTCCTGGTGCCACAGCTCCAGCGCGGCCCGCTGCTGGGCGTCGGCGTGGGTTTGGATGTAAACCTTGTCCAGCCCGCGCAGGGCGTGATTGATCAGCATCTCGCCCACCATGTAATCGATGCCCAGTTCCATCCAGCTGGTGCGGGCAAGCTTGCGCAGGTCGTGGGCTGACCACAGGCCGCCGCTCAGGCCGCGCATCATCTCGCTGGCCTTGCTGTCAGACAGCGGCAGCACCTCGCGCCCTACTCGGCCACCAGGGAACAGGCGGTTACCAGTGGCAGCCCACTGGCTGCACTGCCACCGCTGCCACGCCTTCAGCAGGGCAATGGCCGTATCGGTCAGCGGCAGCACATGCTCGCGGCGGGTTTTGGTGTTGCCAGCGGGCAGGTGCCAGCGGCGGCCCGCAAAGTCGATATCGCTCCAGGTGGCGCGGATCGTTTCGCCGATACGGGTGCCGTGCATCAGCATCAGCAGCGCCAGCACCACCGGCATGGGCTGCGAATGCTCAGCCAGCGTCACCAGCAGCGACGGGCAGGCGTGGCGCGGCAACCGGCCCGACTTGGCGGTGATCGGGCGGGTGATCAGGTCGGTGAACTTGATCCCAGCCATCGGATCGGCGGCCAGCATATCCAGCCGACTGGCGAGGCGGCAGGCCGCCTTCAGGCCCGCAAAGATCTGGCGCACCGTCGACAGTGCATAGCGCTGCTGCAGTGGCCACAACAGCAGGCGATTCAGGGTGGCGCGGTCCAGCTGCTCCAGCAGCACTTCGCCCAGGGCTGGCCCAAGGTGCTTGGTCACCGCCACCAACAGACCGCCGCGGCGGCTTTCGCTCAACGCCCGATCGGTGCGGGTGCGCTCGGCGAACCAGGTCAGCAGATCACCCACGGTCACGAACGCCGCAGGTGCGGCCACCGCCCGGCTGTCGCCCGCCGCCTTGGCCAGCAGCACCGGCAACTGGCGGCGCAGCTCGGCCGCATCCAGCTGGGGCCAGCCACCCAGCCGGCGCCAGCTGGGCTTGCCGCCGCGGCTGGTCACCAGATAGAACGTGCCACGGGTGCGCCCCTGGTGGATCCGCAGGTACAGTGGCCCATCGCGCAGCTGACGGGCATCACCGGCCAGCGCTTTGGTGATCGCCGCCGTGCTCATCCTCACCTCAATCGTCTGGCCACTGTCACAGCGCATGCACACCCCATCGGTTCAGCCAGTAACGCACCTCCTGTGCTGTTGATTCATCCAGTTCTGCCAGCTCCTTCCGGATCTCTTCCTTACTCACCGCCCTGCCTCTCCGGGCGTGGGCCATGCGGTGAGCGATGGCCCGACAGGGCCCCTCACCCGGCCAGTTGCCCATGGCCCGGCCTTGGCATCTGGTGCAGCAGCCAGAGCCACCACTGCTCCGGGTTCATCACCTTGGCCGGCGCCTTGCGCACGGGTGTGGCCCGGCGAAACTTCACGCTGAAGCGCTGGCCAGCAGCTTGAATGCCCTTCTCGGTCATCTCCGGCCCGAATCGCGGCGCGATCTGCCCAGCCGTCAGCCCCTCGGCAGCCAAGTCGCGCAGCAGCTGAACGCGCTCCGGGAACCAGAACGCCACCGGGCGCCCGCCCTTACCGTTGTTCACGGGCAGCCTCCAGCGCCTTGGTGATGGCGAAGTTGGCCACGTTGGCGGCGTCATTCCACATCACCACCGCAGGCACAACGCCAATGCCAAAGGCGCGGCGCGCCTCATCAATGGCGGTGAGCGGGATGCAGTTGCCAACGGGCTGCCAGGCGTCATGCTTCGCCATGTCAGGCCTCCTCGGTTGCGCGGCTGGCACCGCCAAAGCGGCGAGCCGCAAACGGCTTGTGCGGGCTGCTCGGTTCTTTGCGCGTTGTGCTTACCAGCCCGGCGCCGGTCATCACCATGGCAATGCGGCCATCGGCTGCGGTTTCGCCGTGGCGGTTCTTGGTGATCAGCACCTCGGTGTAGGGGTTCTCTGGCTCTGGCCGGTGCAGCATGATGATGCGGTCGGCCTCCTGCTCGATCTCGCCAGAGTCGCGCAGGTCGGCATTCACCGGGCGGCGCGGGCTTCCCTCAACGTTGCGGTTCAGCTGGCTGAGCACCAGCACCGGCACGCCAAGGGTGCGGGCCATCAGGCGCACGGTGCGGCAGGCATCGCCAACCGCCTCGGTGCGCTTTTCCGCCTTCGCCACCTTCAGCAGCTGCAGATAGTCCAGCACCACCAGGGCTGGCTTTTTGCCGTGGTGCCGCGCGTACTGCTTGGCGTGGCCCAGCACCTGCATCGCGGTAACGCCCGGCAGGTCGATGATGTCCACCGGCAGATGCTGCAGATCGCGCAGCGCGTCAGACAGCTTGGCGAAGTCGGTTGGCGTCAGCCCGATAGGGTTGCGCATCGTCGTGCCAGACACGCCCGACTGGTAGCTCAGCGCCCGCTCGGTCAGCTGCTCGCTGGGCATCTCAAGGCTGAACATCAGCACGTTGCCGGCTTTGGCGGCGGCCATGATCAGCTGCAGCGCCAGCGCCGTTTTGCCAAGGCCTGGCCGGGCGGCCAGTACCACCAGCTCAGCCCGCAGGCCCAGCAGAACTTCGTCCAGCTCGCGGATCCCGGTCCTCAGGCCAACGATGGGATCGGCTGACCGCATGCGGCGCTCGATGCCCTCCACCACCGGGCGCAGCTGGTCGCCCAGGCGCACCCAGCTAACCCGGCCAGCATCGGCCCGGTCAGAACTGGCAGCGGCGGCCAGCGCCTGCTCGGCGTCGTCGTCTTGCCCTTGCGACAGGTGGCTGATCGCCTGCTGCATCGCCATAACGCGGCGGCGGCGCTCGCCGGCGGCGGCCAGCAGCTTGCAGTGGCTGGCCATGGCGCCCGTCAGGCTGGCGTCACTGGCGATCTGGGCCACGGTGGCAAACTCCATCTCGCCGCAGCGGTTGGTCACCGTCAGCAGGTCAATCGCCTCACCGCTGTTGCGCATCTCGCGGATCACCACGAACAGCCGGGCATAGGGCGCCAGGGTGAAGTCATCCGGCTGCAGTGCCACCAGGGCATCGTCGCACTGGTCGGTGTAACCGATGCGCCAGCCGACGATCAGGCCGCCAACCACCTCGCGCTCAAGGGCGTGGTTTTGCAGGTGCTGGCTCATGCTGCCACCTCGTCGTATCGCCCTTCCGCCACCGCCAGATAGCACTGCTCGCTCATCACAAAATCAACCGAGGTCGGCGGCAGCTGCCGCCCCTCCTTGCCGCGCCGTGGCCGCAGCAGCCAGCCGCAGTTGTTGCGGATGCACAGCAGGTACTCGCGCCAGCCCTCAATGGTCATGCCGAACTGCTGCCACCACATCTGGGCCTTGATGGTGCGGTTGGCTGTCCACTGGGCAATCGGCAGCGCCCCGGCAGATTCGAGGATCTCCCGATAGGCGTCGGTGATCTCCCCCTGCAGCAGCTGCTGAAAGTTCTGCCGTGGGTGTTGGCGAGCAGCCGGCCTTGCAGTGGGTGCCGTGGTGGTGGGCTCTTCGCGCTCATGCGCGCAAGCAACCACGACCGAAGGGAGTGGTTGTTCTTCTGTATCTGTCTCTGTATCTGTACGCGTGACATCACCGTGACCGCTTGTGACAGTCACGCGTGACATATCCGTGACCGTCACGCGTGACGAGTCCGTGACATCGTTTGCGGCCTTGCCGCGCTCACGCTGGCGGCGCTTACGCTCGGCAGCAGTGGCGTCAGCATCGCTCACGAACTGGCGGGCATCCCACCCCAACGGCTGCAGCGTCTCGCGGTCGATCAGCTCAACCTCAGCCAGCCGGCGGGCGATCTCATCCAGCTCACGCAGCTGAACGCCAAGCTTCACAGCCACTCGGCGCATCAGCAGCGCGCCAGCCTCGTCCAGAATGCCCTGGGCCTTACAGCACAGCAGGGCCACATAGTGCCAGCGGTCTTCAAAGGCCAGCAGGCGCAGCTTGTCATCATCAATCGCCTCGGCATAAAGGCGCAGCCATGACTGTTTCATGCCACACCCCCAAGCTCTTTGGTAATGCGGCTGGCGATCCAGGCAACACCCTCGGGAGTGAATCGCGTCTGCTGCCAAGCGTGTCCGTGCGTCTCGCCGGTTTTCACCTCAAACAGCCCGCGATGCTGGTACTGGGCATAAGGCACCAGATCACGGCCGATGCGGTACATGATCCGGTTCTGCTCCAGGTACTCGATGAACTGCCGCTCGCGAATGCCCAGCACCTTTGCAACCTCGCGGATCGCCTTGGTGCTCTTGGCCTCAACGTAGCGATCCATGAACGCCACGGCTGGCGCGGCCTCTTGCAGCTGCTGCTGGGCCTGCTCCAGCTCCATCGCCAGGCGGCCAGCTTCAAGCAGGGCTGCGGCGTAGCTTTGTGGGATGGCTGGTTGCTGCTGGGCCTCTAGCTGCTGCCAACGGTCAACAACTGCGGCGGTGAACTGTGGCGACAGGCGGGCAACCAGCACCAGCGAGTCACGCTTGTTAAAGCGCATCTCCATGTAGGTGTTGCCGTTGTGCTCAAACGGGAACTCAGCCAACGGCTGGGTTAAAATTCCATCATCAGCAAGGCGGCGAGCGCTGCGCTTTACATCCGAATGGTTGCTACCAACAAGCTCCGCGATCTCGCGGCTGCTCATGGTCACAGCGGCTTGGTTGACGATTGGCATTGATTCGGTCATATTTTCCTCGCTGATATCGTCTCTATCAGAACCGAGGCCCGAAGCGCTCCAACGCTCGGGCCTCACCCTTTCACGCCTCAGGCACGGATGCCGGCAGCGCACCAGAACAGCCATCGACATCCGCGCCGTCACCAGACGGAGTGAAGCCATGTCGAAATTCAGCCTTGATAGCACCACGCTCCCCATCCCATGCCCCGGCTGCGGCAAGAGCACCAACAAGCAGATCGGATGGATAAAGGCGCACAAGCAGATGACCTGCAGTGGCTGTGGCGGTGTCATCGACCTTCAGGCAAAACAGCTCTTGGATGGCATCAGGGCCGCTGAGAAGCAGATCAACGACCTCCAGAAAAGCCTTGGGAAGGCGTTCAAGCGGTAACTGGCAAAGGGTCTTGATCGCCGCCATTGCGGCATCAAAGGCCGAAGTG